ATCGAGCTCGGACAGGCGCGAAATTGGAGTTTCCGTAACGATGAGGGGAAGGAAGCCTAAGCCAACGGCTCTCAAGGTACTCGCGGGCAACCCGGGACGGCGTCCACTGCCAAAACGCGAGCCGCGGGTCGATGGCGGGACGCCTTACTGCCCGCGGGAGCTCACCGGACAGGCGCGCAAAGAGTGGCGACGGGTGATGCGGCACTACGGTCAGAGCGGGGTGATCACCCAGGTGGACCGGGCGGGGCTGGTGGCGTACTGCTTGATCTATGCGCGGGCGATGGAGGCGGAGCGGCAGCTGGCCTCCACCGGGCTGGTGATCACGACGGAGAAGGGCCAGCAGGTGCAGAACCCGCTGGTGCGCATTGCTGATCGCGCGTGGGCCGAGGCGCGCGCTTATGAGGTGGAGTTCGGGATGACGCCGAGCTCCCGGAGCCGGGTGTCGGTGCCGGAGGAGATCGGGGAGGACGAGTTTACTTCGTTCCTTAAAAACAAGGCGGCTGAGGGGTGACGGCGCACCCGGTTGTCGCTTATATGCGCGGGGTGCTCGACGGGTCGGTGCCGGCGGGCAAGCTGATCGCACAGGCGGTGCGGCGGCAGGAGCGAGATCTGGACGCGGGGCTGGCGCGGGGGCTGCATTTCGACCGGAGCGCGGCGCAGCACGCGATTGACTTCTTCGGGTTCCTGGTGCACTCGAAGGGCGAGTGGGCCGGGCAGCCGTTTACGCTGAGCCCGTGGCAGCAGTTCGTGGTGTGGTGCCTGTTCGGGTGGAAGCGGCAGGACGGGCTGCGGCGGTTCCGGCGGTCGTACATCGAGGTGCCGCGGAAGAACGGGAAGTCTACCTTAGCCGCGGGGATCGCGCTGTACATGATGGTGGCCGACGGGGAGCCAGGGGCGGAGATCTACAGCGCGGCGACGAAGCGGGACCAGGCAAAGATCTCCTGGAGCGAGGCGACGCGGATGGTGAAGGCATCGCCGGCGCTGTCGGCGATGATCCGGCACTACAGGGCCAGCGATAACCTCAGCATCGAGGCAACGGCGTGCAAGTTCATGCCGCTGGGGGCCGACGCGGACACGATGGACGGGCTGAACGTGCACTGCGCGGTGGTGGATGAGGTGCACGCCCACCGGACGCGGGCGGTGGTGGATGCGCTGGATACCGCGACCTCGGCCAGACGCCAGCCGCTGATCTTCGAGATCACGACGGCGGGGAGCGACCAGACATCGGTGTGCTGGGAGCATCACGAGTACAGCCGCAAGGTGCTGGAGGGTACGGTTGGCGATGATAGCTGGTTCGCTTATATCGCGGCTCTCGACGAGGGAGACGACTGGGCGGACCCGGCGACGTGGGCGAAGGCGAATCCCAACCTTAACATTTCGGTGAAGGTGGATGATCTGGCGCCGAAGGCGGAGCGGGCGCGGCGGTTGCCGGTGGAGCAGAACGTGTTCCGGCGGCTGCACCTGGACCAGTGGACGCAGCAGACGGACCGGTGGATCGACCTGTCGCTGTGGGATGAGAATGCGGGCGAGGTGAATGCCGAGGAGCTCGCCGGCAGGGTATGCTATGGCGGGCTGGACCTGTCCTCGGTGAGCGATATTACGGCGTGGGTGCTGGCGTTCCCCAGGCCGACCGAGGTGGACGGGCTAGACATTCTAGCCAGGTTGTGGGTGCCGGAGGCGAAGCTGAACGATGAGAGCAATAAGTACAGCGAGCAATACCGGGCCTGGGCGAAGGCGGGGTTCCTGCAGGTGACGCCGGGGGAAGCGGTGGATTACGCCTTTGTGAAGAAGGCGGTGCTGGACGATGCGGCGAAGTTCCAGCTGGTGAACTTGAATGTGGACCGGCTGTTCCAGGGCTACCAGCTCTCGCAGGAGCTGGCAGACGAGGGGCTGGAAGTGTTCGGGATGGGGCAGGGGTTCCTGAGCATGGCCGTGCCGATGAAGGAGTTTGAGCGGCGGCTGCTGGGGAAGAAGCTGCACCACGGCGGGAACCCGGCGCTGCGATTCATGGCGGACAATATCGCGGTGAAGATGGACCCGGCGGGGAACCTGAAGCCGGACAAGGCGGCCAGCCAGGGGCGGATCGACGGGATTGTGGCACTGGTGATGGCGCTGGACCGAGCAATGCGGCACGAGGCGCCGAAGAAGAGCGTGTATGAAGAGCGCGGGCTGGTGACGGTGTGATGGGAATCGGGAAATCAGGAAAGCAGGAAGCAGGACCCATCCACCAAGAGTGGAAGGGGATCACGGGCCGGGCAGCGAGGGCGGTGCGTCACTAAGGCGTTGGCGCGGGGCTAGGGTTGCTACCGGTCGCACGCAAGTCGAGGCGAGGCCCGGGGCAAACATCGCGCAGCCGAGCGACCTGGCCCCGGCTCGTACAGATCAATCATCGAATATAGCCGCTGGCAGTTAAAGTTGATGAACGAAGTATCGGGACTTTTAACGAAATACCGCGGAATCGTTAAAAGCCGGGCGAGGTAGGGATGCGGGTCGTTGGTGGGGAGTACCGGGAAGGGGACGCGGCGCTGCTGAAGGCGCGGCCGTGGGTGGCGCGGTTGACGGGCGCCAAGTTCGACCATGCGGCGCTGTTGTGGCTGCGGGGAGATGACTGGTACACGGTGGAGGCCGGGCTGACGGGGGTGCGGGCGTATCCGATCGGGCACTGGCCGCGGGAGTTCGCTGTGTTTCGGCCTAACTCGGCCTCGGCGAGTCAGGGGCAGATGGCGGCGACGGCGGGGCTGAGGCGGCTGGGGGAGCGATACGCGTTCGAGAATCTTACAGCGATTGTAAGGAAAATGCTGCGGCGGCGTGTGGGTATCCAAGCCGTGGTTTGCACGGAGCTGGTCCAGCAGGCATGGGAGCGCGCGGGGATCGTGCTGTGCGATGGGAACCTGCATCCGACGCCGGACGAGCTGTGGGCGGGGCTTATGGAAGAGACGGGCGCGGTCTCGGTGACATGGCCACCGGCATACTATGTGGATCCGCCGCCGACGGATGGGAAACCGATTGATGGGACTGTTTGACCGGTATCCCTGCGTGAAGCAGGTGATTGTGAATACAAAGAGCGAGAAGGCGTTCCGCGGGGTGCTGTGGAAGCGTACCGGGGAATACCTGGTGTTGCGAAATGTGCAACTACTGAAGCCACGGGGCGACGTGACGGATGTGGATGGGGAAGTGATGATCCTGGCCGCCAACGTGGATTTCATACAGGTGGTGGGCTGATGGCAGTAATTCAATCGTTGGGACGGCTGGCGGATGTGGAGCTGGGGTGGACGCCGATGTACACGTACACCAGCATGACGCTCTACGACGGCAAGTCCTACGACTATGCTGCCCTGTACCGGACTCAGCCAAATGTGCGGACGTGCGTGGATTTCCTGGCCAGGAATGTGGCGCAGCTCGGGTTGCAGGTGTTCCGCCGGGTGAGCGAGACGGACCGGGTGCGGCTGCGGGATCACCCGCTGGCGCTGCTGATCGAGCAGCCACTGCCGCCGGCGTTCAAGGTGACACGATACCGGTTGATCGAGAGCCTGATGGCGGATCTGGGGGTATGGTTCAATGCGTACTGGCTGAAGATCAAGAGAGAATCGGGGAATCAGGGGATGGGGCTGCTGCGGATCCCGCCGGATCTGGTGACGGTGACGGGAGGGCTGGTGCCCACCGGGTACGAGATCAATCTGGGCGGGGTGGTGCAGACGGTGGTGCCGGAAGAGGTGGTGCATTTCCGGGGATACAACGCGGAGAATTGCATCGCGGGGCTGTCGCCGCTGGAGACGCTGAGGCGCGTGCTGGCGGAAGAGGAAGCGATGGGCGATTACCGCGAGCACTTCTGGGAGAACGCGGCGCGGATGGGCGGGGTGATCGAGCGGCCGGCGGAGGCTCCGGAGTGGGGCGAGGCGGCGCGGGCGCGGTTCAAGCAAGAGTTCGAGCAGCTCTATTCCGGGGGAGACAACAGCGGGAAGACGGCGATCCTGGAAGAGGGTATGGAATGGAAGGAAAGCACATTCAACGCGCAGGAGAGCGAGTACCTCGGCGGGAGGAAGCTGACGCGGGAGGAATGCGCGCGGGCGTACCATATCCCGCTGCCGATGGTGGGGATCCTGGAGCACGCGACGTTCAGCAATATTCGGGAGCAGCACAAGAACCTGTACCAGGACTCGCTGGGGCCCTGGCTGGCGATGGTCGAGCAGGATATCATGCTGCAGTTGCTGCCGGACTTGCCGCCCACGGACGGGGTGTACTGCGAGTTCAATATCGCGGAGAAGCTGGCCGGGTCGTTCGAGGAGCAGGCGGCGACGCTGCAGGCGGCGGTGGGCCGGCCGTGGATGACGCCGGACGAGGCGCGGGCGAAGCTGAATCTGCCAAGCATGGGCGGGGACGCGGCGCTGCTGGGGGTGCCGCTGAATGTGATGGTGGGGCAGGGAGCAGGAAATCAGGTATCAGGGAATCAGGAATCGGGGAGCGAGGAAGGCGAAAAGGCGGCAGCACGGCTGCCGCAGTCCAAGGCGGAGGAGCTGGACCCGACGCGGATGGCGAGCCGGGAGCAGTGGGAGCGGAAGTGGGCGCAGGTGCTGGGGGAGTTTTTCCGGCGGCAGGAGCGGACGTTTATGAGCCGGCTGCCGAAGAGCCGCGGGGCGAAGGGCGTGGACGATGTGTGGACGGACCCGGAGCGGTGGAACGCGGAGCTGGCGGAGGACTGGTACAAGCTGGCGATGATGACGGCGGCCGAGTTCGCGAAGTGGGTGGCGAAGGAGCTGAGCGGGTCGGTCGAGGCCGAGCTGATGGCGGATTACTGGCGGGAGAGCGCGGGCTACGCGGCGGCGAATATCAACCGGGCGAGCCGGGAGCAACTGGCGGGGGTCCTTCGCTCTGCTCAGGATGACCCAGGGGTGGATGTGAGGAAGGCGATGCGGGACCTGTTCGCGATCTGGGCGACGAGCCGGGCGCTGGAGATCGGGCGGACCGGGGTGACGCACGCGGCGAATTTTGGGAGCCATGAGGGGGCCAGGGCGAGCGGGCTGCGGTCGAAGACGTGGCAGGTGAATTCGACGAATCCGCGGGACGCGCACCTGGCGATGCACGGGGAGACGGTGCCGGTGGGGGCGCTGTTTTCGAACGGGATGCGGTGGCCGGGTGATCCGGCGGGCGGGGCGGAGAATAACGCGGGTTGCCAGTGCTCGGTGCGGTTTGGCAGGTAACAGGGAATCGGGGAATCAGGTAACAGGGAATCGGGTAAGAGATGCCCTGGACTGTGGAGGAGCCACCGGCGGTGGCGAGGAATTGGACAGAGGCGGAGCAGAGGCGGTGCGTGGAGGCCGCTAACGCGGCGCTGGCAGAGACGGGGAACGATGAGCAGGCGATTTTCGCATGTATCCGGGCAGCGGGTAAGGAGCGGAAGATGGAGACGAAGGTTTATCAGGCGGAGCTGAGGCTGAAAGAGGGGAGCGAGCAGACGGGGGAGTTCGAGGCGCTGTTCGCGACGCTGAAGGTGCGCGACCACGACGGCGATGTGACGGTGCCAGGGGCATTTGGCAACGAGCAGGAGACGCCGGTGGCGCACTACGGGCATAATCATTCGCTGCTGCCGGTGGGCCGCGGAAAGATCGTGGAGCGCGAGGGGAAAGCGGTCCTGGAGGGCCGGTTCTTCCTGGACACGAATAGCGGGCGCGAGCATTACCTGACGGTGAAAAACCTGGGCGGGCTGCAGCAGTGGTCCTACGCCTTTGACGTGCTGGATGAGGAGCGCGGCTCTTTCGAGGGGCACGATGTGCGCTTTCTGAAGGCGTTGAAGGTGCACGAGGTGTCGCCGGTGCTGGTGGGGGCCGGGATCGATACGCAGACGCTGAGGATCAAGGGGGAAGGGAATCAGGGAAACGGGGAAGCAGGCATCGGGGAGCAGACAGCGCAGGCTGGCGAGAAGCAACCTGAAGGCGAGGCCCCTGATCAGGGCAAGCCGAGAGGGGCGCGAATCCTGCCGGGCGTGCTGAAGGCATGGGTTGAGACAGAACAGATCGAGTTGGGAGGTTGACGATGTTGAAGATGCAGGAGTTGCGGGAGCAGCTGAAGGCGAAGCTGAACGAAGCGAGGGCCATCGCCGATGCTGCGGAGAAGGAAGGCCGGGATTTCAGCGGCGACGAGCGGACCAAGGTGGCGGCCATCCTGGCCGAGGCGAAGCAGATCAAGGACCAGCTCGTAGTGCTCGAGGGTGACGAGGAGATCAAGCGGACGATCCTGGCCATGGGCGCGGGGCTCGAGCAGAAGACGGAAGTGAAGCGGGCAGCGGGACCCAGCGGGAAGGGCCGCTCGATCGGCGAGATGTTCGTGAATGCGCCGGCGTTCAAGGAGTGGCTGGCGCGGTTCCCGAACGGGCAGATTCCGGAGAGCATGAAGGGGCTGATGAGCCCGCCGGTGGAGTTCAAGAGTCTGTTCCAGCAGAAGACGCTGATCACCGGTGCGGACGATGAGAGCGCGGGCGCGTTCGTGCAGACCGACTATACCGGGATCTACGAGGCGCTGGGGCGGTTCCCGCTGACGGTGCGGGATCTGATCAGCATCCGGCAGACCACGAGCGACCTGGTGGAGTTCGTGCGCCAGACGGCGCAGATCACCCAGGCGGCGACGGTGGCGGAAGCGAACGTGACCGACTACAGCGGGGCCACCGGCGAAGTGTCGGGTGAGAAGCCGGAAGCGACGATGACCTTTGAGAAGGTGCAGGCGGCAGTCAAGACCATCGCGGCCTGGATCCCGGCGACGAAGCGCGCGCTGAGCGACGCCGCGCAGATCCGCGGGATCATCGACCAGGAGCTGCGGGACGACATCGCCGAGGAGCTGGAGAACCAGATCATCAACGGCGACGGGACCGGCGAGAACTTTACCGGCATCCTGAACACCGCGGGCGTGCTGGTGGAGGCATGGGACACGGACATCTTCACCACGACCCGCAAGGCCAAGACCACGCTGCAGGTGACGGGACGGGCGCGCCCGACGGGGTATCTGATGAACCCGGCGGACTGGGAGACGATCGAGCTGACCCAGGACCTGGCTGGCCGCTATTACTATGGCGGCCCCATCGCCAACGGACAGAAGGCGCTGTGGGGCGTGCCGGTGGTGGAGTGCCCGAGCCTGGCTGAGGGGCAGATCATCCTGGGCGACTTCCGCAAGGCAGTGATGTGGGACCGCGAGCGGGCGACGATCAGCGTGAGCGACAGCCACGAAGACTTCTTTATCCGCAACATGGTGGCGATCCTGTGCGAGATGAGGGCGGCTTTCGGGCTGGTGCGGCCGACGGGGTTTGTGATCATCGACGCGACGTCGGGGTCGTAAACCAACCACGAAAATCACGAAAATCACGAAAGGGTAACATTGGGTGTGCGGGTCAATGTGGTGTGCCGGAACTTTAACGATGACCGGGTGCTCCCTCGGTTTGCGCGGTATCTGCGGCAAGCCCTGGGCTGGGAGCTGACCCGCACACCCAATGCCGAAGCGGATGTTATCTACTGGATGGGGTACTTTGAGGCGCAGTTGATGCGCCAGCCGGCAGGGGATAGATGGCTGGCGGCCTACTTCACCCACAGGGAAGAGTGGCCGGTTAACAATAGCAAGGCGGAGCTGTTCGACGAGCTGGGGCGGCGGGTGGACCTGCGGGTGGTGATGTGCAGGAAGTACGGGCAGGAGCTAGAGGCCAACGGGCCGACGGCGCAGCCGCCATTGCCGGTGGAGAGAGAACGGTTCAGGCCGGTGAAGAGGTCGCGGCGCAGGGTGCCGGTGGCGGGGATGTCGGGGTACACGTACCCGAACGGGCGCAAGGGCAACGACCTGGTGCGGGCCCTGCTACAGTCGAACCTGGCGAATCGGGTCGAATGGCGGGCCTCGGGACGGGGCTGGCCAGTGCAGACGCAACGGTACACATGGGAGCAGATGCCGCGGTTCTACCAGGAGCTGGACCTGCTGGTGTGTCCCAGCCGGGTGGAAGGCGGGCCGATGCCGGTGCTGGAGGCGCTGTCGTGCGGGGTGCAGGTGGTAGTGCCGGAGCACGTGGGGATCATCGACGAGCTGCCGAAGGTGTGCGGGATCACACGGTATGCGGCAGGTGATCCGGTGGGCCTGGTGGCGGCGGTGGAAAAGGCGGTGGCGGAGCGCGATGAGGTCAGGCCGGAAGAACTGCGCGAGGTGACGAAGGGATACACGGTGCAGGCGTTTTGCGAGCAGCACGCGATGGCATTTGAGGGGATGTGGATGCGGGAGCCGAACGAGGGGATCGCGGAATGACCAGAGGGATTTACTGCGTGGCGTTCGGGGAGCCATCGCGGCGGTGCGCAAAGCGGCTGATCGCGAGCGTCAAGAAGCACATGCCGGACATCCCGCTGATGCTGTGCGGGGCGAAGCAGATCGGCGGCGAGGATCTATTCGTTGAGCAGCCGGACAGCGACGTGGGCGGGCGCAGGGCGAAGCTGAAGGCGTACGAGATGACGCCCGCGGAGTGGGACGCGGTACTGTACCTGGACGCGGACACAGAGGTGGTGGCGCCGATCTACCGGTTCTTCGAGTGGATCGAGGACGGCTGGGAGCTGGTGATCACCAAAGATCCGCATTTGATGGACACCATGTATAGCTTCCGGCGGGCCAACAATGTGGAAGAGTCGGCGAAGGTGGAGCGGGCGGTACGGACGCTGCACACGCTGCAGTACAACGGCGGGGTCTGGGCCTTCGCACGGAATGAGCGGGTAGCGGCGTTTTTCAAGAGATGGCAAGAGGAGTGGGAGAAGTACGCGCAACGCGACCAGGGGGCGCTGATCCGGGCGATGTACGCGGACCCACTGCGAGTGCTGGTGCTGGGCAACGAGTGGAACACGTTCCCGAAGTACACGCGGGGGATCCAGACAGCAGGACTGATGCACTACCCGGGGGACGCGCGGCGCTGGGAAGGTCTGCTGCCGGGGAGAATTGACTCACCGGAAGCCTGGGCAATTGTGAAACAGCAAGAGAAGATCATGACGAGAGGTAGGAGGTAACAATGGGCGAGTTTGGTAACAGGAACGTGGGGCGGGCAATTCTGATTGCGGCAGCGCTGCTGTGCTCGCTGCTGGTGCTGAACGCCTGCGAGAAGGAACAGAACGTGCTGGGGCCGGCGGCGTACATCAAGGATACGCTGACGCTGCCGTACAACGTGGACATTGATGAGGACCTGCGGGTCAACGGCGATGTGACTATCGACGGATCGGCGAGCGTCGGCAACCTGGCGATCCTGAACCTGGTTGGACTGAATAACCTGGTGGTGGGCAACGGGATCACGACAACGTTCTTGACGCTGAGCGGCGGGGCGATGCTCAGCACCAAGGGCGCGGTGACGGTGACGGATGATATCAACGTCCGCGGCGACGTGACGATGAACACCGGCGGCCGGCTGGTGAACGCGAGTGGCGGGATCACGGTGGCCGACAGCCTGTATGTGACCGGCGACGCGCTGTTCGGGGCGGAGCTCGAGGTGACCAATCACGCGCGGATCAATGACTTTTTGATCCTCGAGGATGTGGAAGCGGCAGCGATCATCACGACTACCGGGTACATCACACCGACGATGAGCAACCAGCGGATCGCGGCCGCGGCATGGGTCAGCCCCACAGTGGCCGGCGGATGCGTGCCAGGGACGATCGTGATCCTGTATAACTGGGCGGACAAGAATATCTTCCTGGCGGACAGTGGGACGCTGATCCTGACGGATGATTTCCTGATGGGCCAGCACGATATCCTGACGCTGATGTGCAATGCCGGCGGAAACTGGGCGGAGCTGTCGAGGAGCAACAACTAGGAGCGGCCATGCAGGCATTTCATGACATCCATCTCGAGACGATCCAGGGCTGCAACCGCAAGTGCGCGTTCTGCCCGAACAAGGACATTGCCAGCACCGGCGCGCTGATGAGCCGGGAGCTGTTTGACCAGATCATCGGGCAGCTCGTGGAGATGGACTTTCGGGGCTACGTGCGGCCGTACCTGATGAACGAGCCGTTCCTGGACGAGCGGATGCCGGAGATGATGCGCTACATCCGGGAGAAGCTGCCAAAGGCGCTGTGCGTGGTGAACACGAATGGCGAGCTGTTGACAACGGAGATGGCGCGGGAGCTGGCGGGCATCGGGGTGAAGCTGCGGGTGAGCTGCTACACGCCGGATGTGCTGAAGCGCTTTCTGCTGGCCAAGATCGGGCGGACGTGGATCACGGACTATACGCACGCGGCGGAGAAGCTCCCGGCGGGGTTCATGAACCGGGCGGGGAACATCGAGCTGCCGGGGCCGGAGCCAGGCGTGGGCGGGTGCATGTTCCCGTTCAACGAGATCTACATCCGGCATGACGGGAAGGTCGTGCTGTGCTGCAACGACTGGAAGAGCCAGGTGGTGATGGGCGACGCCAACAGGACGCCGCTGCTGACGATCTTTAACAACCGCAAATTCGCGAACTACCGGCGCTGGCTGGGGAACAAGGAACGGCGGCCCCCGCTGTGCTCGCAATGCAACCAGGACGAGGAGCGGTCGTACATATGAGGATGCGCGGGACCGCCGACGAGCTGTGGGAGCGGCTGACGAGCGCGGAGATCGCCAGGGCGATTGCGGAGACGTCGCACGTCCACAGCTTGATGCGGCAGTACCAGATGGCGGCGCTGTGGCGGCTGGCGCAGCAATACGACGGCGGGGAGATCCTGGAGATCGGGTGCTATCACGGGGCGTCAGCGCTGATCATGAGTATTGCGGCGCCAGAGGCGCGGATCATGACGATCAGCCCCGACGCGGAGCACGTGGAGATCACACGGCGGAGCGTGGCCGGGCGCAATGTGGCGGTGGCGCAGACAAGCTCGATGGACCTGCTGAAGATAGACCGCACGGCATGGGACATGATCCACGTAGACGGGAACCACAAGCGGGCGCAGGAAGACGTGGCCTGGTTCAACCGGCTGGCAGTGGGCGGGCTGATCCTCTTCCACGACTATACGCCGGCGGGAGCGAAGATCACGATCCCGGAGCGCAAGTCACACCCGGAAGTGGTGGCGGCAGTAGACCGGCTGGGCGAGAAGCTGGGGCGCCGGCCGGACGTGCTGGTGGTGGACGAGCAGAAGATCGGGATGGCCGGGTTCTACCGGGGCGAGGGCGAGACGTGGAAGTAGACATCGTGATCGGCACGCACAACCGGCTGGAGATGCTCAAGCTGACGGTGGCCACGATCCGGGAGCGGACGCAGACCCCGTACCGGCTGACGATCATCGACGATGCGTCCACCGATGGCACGGCGGAGTGGGTGGAGTCGCAGGGGCTGCGGCTCCACCGGCACGAGGCGCGGCGCGGGATGCACGGCAACCTGTGCGACGTAGTAACGCTGACGAGCTCGGACCCGGTGATCTGCACAGACGATGACGCGCTGTGCCCGAAGCTGGAGCCGGACTGGCTGGCGCGGGAGCTGGAGGCGCTGAGAACGCGGCCCAAGCTGTGGATGCTGGGGCTGAACAATCCGGGGGACAACGTGACGGGGTCGCGGCACCCGTACGCCGATGACGGGATGGTGATCTACTCGAGGCACGTGAGCGGGCACTTCCTGGCGATACGGCGGAAGGTGCTCGAGGTGACGCCCAAGCTGTTCAAGGCACCGGAAGCGCGCAAGAGCCCGAACAAGACGCAGGCATACTGGGTGGACGGGCACGGCGGCAAGGTGGGATACTTGAAGCACGTCTACACGTACCATTACTGCCCGGTGTCGATCCGCAGGCCGGGGAAGGACTGGAGAAAGCTGATGATCGAGCCGGTGAACATGGAAACGCTGGAGCCACCGGACAAATACAGGCAGTGCCGGCCATGACACAGGGCATCGTACTCGTCGAGCACGACCAAACGATCGAAGCGGGGGCGAAGCGGGCGCGGATCGCCGTGACGATCGCGCCGGGTTACGAGCTGGCGTACGAGAAGACGCTGTTCGTGGCGAAGGGGACCGTGGTGCCGTGGAAGCTGGTGCCGGCCGGTTTCGACTTTCTGGACAAGTGGGAGGCGGCGGCCCCCCTGTGGCGGTACGGGGTGCTGGCGGAGGATGTAGGCGGGCCAGCGGAGCGGGAGCGGACGCAAGCGGTGACCAAGGATCTGCGAGTGCTACTGTACGCGCACGAGCTGGTGTTTGTGCGGCGGTGCGATCCCGGGGAGCGCTTCCTGCGGGTATGGCAGGAAGAGATGGCCGGTGGCGGAGAGCCACGGTTGGCATTCCTGCGGGCGCTGTACCTGGCGAAGCCGATGCTGTGCACGCTGCCGGCGTCGTGGCTGCCGCAGCCGGTAATGACGAACAACCGGCAGTGGCTGATCAATACCGGGCAGGAGAAGGGGAAGACGCGGGCGGAACGGCGGAGCAAGGCGCTACCGGATGACTTTGTAGTGCTGGAGTACCAGCCCGGGCGGTTCGTGCGCTGCCGCAAGGGGCAGGAAGAGTTCATGCGGCGGAGGCTGGCGAAACTGAGCGGGACGCGGGAAGAACGGCAGGCGGACGGATAGAACGGTTGTTCTCATAATGGCTCTAGTGCGAAGTAGGAATTTGAACCGCGAAGGGCGCGAAGAACGCAAAGGGAAAAGAAGTAGGAAGAAGGGGAGGAAGCGATGGCTCTGGTGACGGGGCGGGCTAGTATGCCGGTGGCCGCGGCTGGCGGGAAGCTGGTGCGGGTGCCGATGGGGAAGGGGAGGTTCATGCTGGTGACGGAGCAGGTAGCGCGGGAGAAGGGGTATTTGCCAGCGCTGCCCGCGGAGAAGGCGCGCCCGGCGGGACGGAACAAGGCGCGGAAGGCAGCGGATAACAAGTAGAGGTGAGAGATGGCGTTTGCCACGGTCACGGATGTTGAAGAGTTCCTGCAGGTAGCGATAGCCACGGACGCGGTGAAGAACGCGGCCTGTTTGCGCGCGCTCGATGCGGCGACGGCGGCGATCCGGAACTATTGTCACCAGTACCTGTCGGAGGTCGCAGACGATGAGGTGACGTTCGACTGCGTGGGCGGGTCCAAGCTGTTCCTGCCGGAGCTGCCGGTGACCGAGGTGGATTCGGTGGTGGAGGATGGTGAGACGCTGGTGTCCGGCGCGGATGATGATTACCAGCTCGGGGAGCATGGGGTATTGCACCGGGTGGGGCAGGAGTGGGAGAGCGGGATCCAGATCATCGAGGTGAAGTACACGCACGGGTACGCTACGATCCCGGACGACATTATCGACGTGTGCACGAGAGCAGCGGCCAGGGCTTACCAGGCGGGGCTGGCGTCGGCGGCCACGGCGGGGGTGCCCGGGGTGGCGAGCCTGGGGCTGGGTGACTTCCAGGCGGGGTTCCAGAGCTCGGTGGGCGGCGGGGTGAGCGAGCCGGCCGGCGGAGCCAGCACGGCGCGGATGCTGCTGCTATCGGAGAAGGACATCCTGGATAAGTATCGCGTGGTGCCACAACCGACGAGGGCATAGATGGGACTGGTAGAGGCGCTGTTTGCGGATAGCTCGCTGATCGAGTCGCTGTTTGGCGACACGTTCACCGTGGAGCGGAGGACCAGAACGCACGATGGGATGGGCGGCTGGATCATCGGCTACACGGCGATTGGGACGGTGGCGGGACGCATCCGGCCGGCGACGTCGGAGGAGATCACGGTCGCCCTGCAAGAGCAGCGCAAGATCACGCACGTGCTGTACGTGGATGGAGCTGAGGACATTCAACGGGGTGACCGGCTGAGCATGAATGGACTGAGCGTGCCGCTGCTCACGGTAGACGTGGTGGGCGTGCGGGTCCCATCGCAGGTGTACCACCATCTGGAGATCGATTGCAATGAGGTGCAGCAGGAGGCGACGGACAGCATCACGGCCGGCGGGCTGCATGCGCTGATGTTCAACTATAACACGAACTCGGACTATCTGGCCGTGATTCATTAGGAGGCACGATGGCTAATTTGATCGTACTCGATGGCAATGGGGACGCGAAGTATCTCAAAGAAACGGGGGCTGGAACCAGTGGCGATCCCCATGCCGGGCATGTGAACGTAGACAGCTCGGCGCTCCCTACCGGCGCAGCGACGGAGGCAAAGCAGGATGCGCAGACAACGCTGCTGGGGGCGGGGCTGCCGGCTGCTCTGGGGGCCAATGGCGGGCTGCAGGTCGAGGGCGTTGCCGGCGGGGAGGCGGTCCCGGTATCGGGCACGTTCTTCCAGGTGACGCAGCCGGTGAGCGCGGCCTCTCTGCCATTGCCAGCCGGTGCGGCCACATCGGCGCTACAGGGTGGGGGACTTCCGGCGGCACTCGGTACTGGCGGCGGACTTAAGGTGGACGGGTCAGGAACAGCGTTGCCGGTAAGCGCGGCGAGTTTGCCACTTCCTGCTGGCGCGGCGACATCGGCGCTGCAGGGCGGAGGTCTGCCTGCGGCGCTTGGTCTGGGCGGGGGTATCAAGGTCGATGGGTCGGGAACGGCGTTGCCGGTTTCCGGAACCTTCTGGCAGGCGACCCAGCCGGTGAGCATCGCGACGGCCCCGGCGCTGGTGGCTAGCGATGCGCTGATTGGGCACGCTCCGCCGGATACTACGTCGGTGACGGTTACTCCGACCTGCGAGGCGGCGGCGTACCACGCGGGAGACGTGCTATTCGACTCGGCGGAGATTGCCAGCGTTGCGCGGGCGAACGGTAAGGGCGTGGAGCTGGTTTCGCTGGTAGCCAGGGACCTGGACGACCAGGCGGCTGCGGCGCTCACTCTGTTCTTCTTTAACGCGAATACGAGCCTGGGCACGAAGAACGCCGCGCCGGACATTGACGACACGGAGATACTGACACTGTTGGGAATCGTGGTCATCCCGGCGGCGGCATGGATTGATGTGGGGGCGAGCAAGGTCGCGGTGATGCAGAATATCGGGCAACTGATGACCACAGGCGGAGCTACGGCTTCGCTGTGGGTGGCGGGGATGACGGCGGGGACGCCGACACAGACGGCAAGTGGCATTTCGCTGACGTTCCAATTTGTAAGGTACTAGGACATGGCGACCTACTACATCGACTACAAGAACGGGAATGACGCGACCGGGAACGGGTCATCCGGTACGCCATACAAGACACTGACCAAGGCGCTGACGGTTATTGGGAACGACGACACCATTCTGGCGCGTGGCTCGGATGCGGCGGATGAGATTTACTATGAGTACGCCAAAAGCACAACCAAAACTGGCGTCACGATCGCGGCAGACACAGGACATACGCCAACGTGGACACCTGCCACGGCGTATACGTCCTGGGCGCTGACGGCGGGGCAGAATTATACGTACGAGACGGCATATACACCTGCTGCATGTTGGTACTGCTGGAATGGCGCAACCCTGCTGACGGAGAAGGCATCTATTGCCGAGGTCGAGGCAACGGCGGATACCTGGTATGCGGATGTGGCTGGTGACAAGCTGTACGTGCATATTGCAGGCGGCGGGAGTCCGACGACGATTCATGCCTGTATGAGCATCGATGGTCTGCTGACCTCGGCGGGCGCGAACATCAGCTACAACGGTCTGCGCTGTCAGTGGTGCGGCGGCGGGTTCTACTTCAACGGCGCGGGCAGTGCCGCGGGCTGTGCGGTGCGCTATCATGGCGGAAACCTCTATGGCAACCGTCAGGCATTCGATGTACACGCGGCGGCCGCCGTAACGCTGACGGGTTGCAGCGCGAACGGGCAAATTGGAGTGCTATATGGAACTACCGCCTACGGGATTACGACGGCGGGCGCTACATTAACGGTGACGGGCTGCACCGCTGACTC